CTAAACATATTAGTTTACTATAAACCATATCTTCTTCTATAGGTTGTAACAATAAAAGTCTATGTTTTTTTAGTAAAGGCTGTAATTGTTTTATAAGTGAATTTATATCAAAATACTTTGACTTATAAAAAGGGTTTTTAGTATCTTTACTAATAGTACCTATCTCTTGTTGTAGGTTAAATAATTTTTGATTTATATTATTTTTTTTATCAGACATGTTTAACAATTTGTTTTTTTAAGTTTTCTATATCTTGTTTTAATTCAACTATCGTAAATTCTAATTGATTTATTTTAATATAAGGATCTCTTTCCTCTTGCATTTTTTCGTAAAAAGTTTTTGTTTTTGACATAATATAATTTTTGTTTAAAGTAAAAATAAACATTTTTTTAATACAAAGCAAAAAAAAGGGTAAAATTAAATTTACCCCTCTTTCACAAAACAAAAAAAACAAAGACTAAAGAAATGCTTTTAATTTCTTATTATATAAATTTATAAATTCTTGTAGTTCTACATTAGTAAATTTAACAATACTTTTACTTAAATTATATAATAACTCTGATTGTTGAAAACCTAATTTTTGAGAAAATTTATATTGCTCTCCATATCTATAAACATTGCAAGCTAAACATTGTGGTTTTACATTTCTTTCATCCCATCTAATACTATAATGTTTCCTACTCATAAAATGGCCTGCTTGAATTTCTTTCCAAAAAAAGGTTTTATCACAAGTCACACATTTACAATTACCATTTTTATCTGCATTACTTAATCTAATATATTGGCTAAAAACAGTGTCGAGTTTTTTAACAAGTTTACTACGACTTAGTTTTTTAGCTACTTTAGGCATCCATGTGTTGTATTAAATCCTTTCCTAATGATTCATTAAAACCTCTTATTAATTTATATAAATGTTTACTATCTGATTTAACTTTATTTTTTTCTGATTTAGTACTATCTATACCTAAATTAGTATATGATATAGCGTCTAATTCTAATATACCATCTGTTCTTTCTTTGACAGATAATTGAAAATCTTTTGCTATTTTTTCTGCTAAATTTCTAATTGTTAAATCTTCTTTTGTCATTTATATATATTTTAATAATTTATTTAATATCCCACTACCCACCAAATTTACAAACTTTTTTATTAAGATGTAAAGTTTTAGTATTTTTATTTTTTAACATTACCTACCTTGACCACGATATTTTTTAACGTAGTTTTTAGAAGATTTTAATTTAGATTGTTTGGTTTTGCTATGTATACCCTTACGTTTAACCTTAACTTTTCTATAGTTAATAACTATTTGCTTTGCCATTATTGATGTTTATTATTTCCAAATACTTTTTCCACACCACGACTTCCAAAATATCCACCTATAACTATAGATAATAAACCTGTAATACTATCTAATGGGTAACCTAAATACCAGCCTATAACATAGCTTATAGTTAAAAATACAAGGGTTAATGGTCGTACATTAGAGGATAACCAAGAACCGCTTCTTGCATCAGCTACCCACCTTCGTGTAGTGCCATCTATTTCAGCACGTTCTATTTCAAGTTTTTTAAGTGCTATTTCTTTATCAGCATCGCTCATATCTGACCCACCAATAATAGCTTGTATTACACTGCCTACTGCTGTATTACCTGCAACTGCACCAACTACATTAGGTATTTTATTAAGCAAAAACTTGCCTACTTCAGTATCTTTAAACTTTTTCTTTTCAGCCAAAACTTTTAAATATTTTTATAATTAAAAATTCTAACATACGAAATACAACATAACCAAAAATTAATTGTTCCATAGTGTACTTCCTACCGTGTTAGTATGTCCAGACTGAATTTGATTTTGAGTTATCGGTATCGCAATGTATAAAGGTTTTAGCGATTCCCAACCGTTTGAATCCTGCTTTAATAAGGGCATTAAGAATAATGTATCTTTCATTTCCTGATCCAACAGCAATGTCGGCTGCAAGACCGTTAAGGTGGCTTGAGTTTTGCACACCGCCAACTTTTTGGTTATGTTCAGATGTTCTATATCCACTTGTGATTTTAAATGGTATTTCTGCAATTTCACGTGCGTTGTTGAGCAACTCAAGAAAGTTACTATCCATATTAACACCACTACCTTTGTGGTCAGGTGAATCAAATTCATCTAACGTAAAATATTTCATTTTTTAATCTTTTCAATTTCTTGTTTTATATCACTAACTACTTGGTTAAATTTATCTTCTAAAGCATCAGGAATACCATCCTTATCTTTATCTGTAAATATACCGTAAACTGTTAAAACTAACATTAAGGCAGTTAAAAACATTACTATTGAAATTATAATTATTAAAGTTTGCATATCTTATTTATTTAAATGGCTACCATCGCAGTAACCTTCTGGGTTATTTGTGCATCCGCACTTGCATTTTACTTCTTTCATAGCTTTCCTTTTGGTGGGTTATTTTTGTCATCAAAATCCATTGCTGCTTTTAATATAATTTTATCCATCATATTATCTTGGTTTTGCAGCATTTCTCTTTGTAGGTTTATAACCATTTCTTCTAACCTATCTTTAGCATCTACAAGCATAGTTATTTGATGTTCTTTTTTTTCTATTGTTGCTTTTAATGCGTTTATGTCATCAGGGCGTGTTCCACTTATAGCACTTATGAGAATTGGGATACTCGCACTTATTGAACCAATTAACATTAGCACGATCTCTTTGTTAGATTCTAAAACAGGAAACTGCACAAAAGTTATAATTATACCTACTATAAAAAAGAATATTAAAAGACTTCCTAAATAACTTCTTATCTCTTTTGCAACACCATTTTTAGGTAATGCCATTATTTTAATTTTTTACTAATACTAATTATTGTATATGCTATTGCTAACAAAAGAGAAACAGCTTGTAAAATAGGATTTATAGAACTAACTGAAAAAGCTAATGCTATTGCGTTAAAACCATAAATCTTTAAATCTTCCATTATGCTATTGCTAAATAAATGTATGTACCTCCATTTGCATTAACTCCATTACTTGAATTGCCTGTGTAAAATAACAAACCTGTGCTTGTTATGTTAAAGTATCCATTTGCATCACCACTTGCGTCATACTCAACACTTGTCTCATTTGCTTGTAAGTTGTGATTTACTCTTCTTGGAACTGAACTACCATCTCTTGCACTATCATACATTCGCCATCCTTCGCTTGCATCTGTTCTTTTTATCATAATAAATCTTGGAGCAAACCCAATGTTAACGCTATGCTCTGAAGAACTTCCTGTATAACTCCCTATCTTCTGATAACCATCTACGCTTTTGAAGGAGTAAAGAATATAATCTCTACCTGATGAAGATGTAGGTTGATATACAGTTGTAGCTGTTGGTGCTGTTTCCGATGCATCGCTCTTCGTAGCATCAGTATTCAATGAAAAATAATCTAAACTTCCATCAATTACTGTGGTATATGCCCACCAACTCTCTGTACTATCAGTTCTTTTAAAAATAAATAAATCAGGAACTCCATTTAGTCCGTGAGGCACTTGGTTCGTTGCACCTGCTTGACTTGTAAATTTTACTATTGAGAATTGAGCGTTAGTATTAACAGACATTTTTTTAGCTTCTACATTACCTGCCACAGCTGCTGAAGAGGAAACTCCATCTATCATAACACTTCCAGAAGTCGGAACATTACCTGCCCCTGCTGAATTTGTAGCTGTAGGAGCACCTCCTGCTTTCCAACACCAAGCAACTTGATTATGTGCGCTATTTAAAAAAGTTTGCTCTACAGGACCAACTGTAAAGCCATCAGAATCAAAACTTACAAGGTCATTTGAGGCTGAAGAATTAGGATTGTTTGCACTATTGCTATAAGGTAATAGACTGCTGTTTCTACCTCTAACTGAATCCACAAAAAATCCACCTTGTGCTGCATTTCTTGTTTTACCCCAAACAAAATCTGGTTGGAATCCTACACCTGTAATTGACTGTGTTCCACCATTACCTGTATATAAAACAGTATTAAAATTATCAGTTCCTACAGGTGCTGCTGCTCCACCTTGCGAAAGCATTTTCTTTTTTCCTAAACTCATTATATAGTTGGTAATTGATAATCTATAATAGATGCCTTTGTACTTAAAGCATTTATTTCTGCTTCCTTACTCGCACACTCTGTTCTTAAATTACTTCTTTCTGTAGCTATATCACTTGGTATTGCTGTACCACCTTCTGCTGCTCTTACAACATACCAATCAGTTTTGCCTAACTTACTTCCGTAAATAGCTTTTAAGTTTTCTATTTTTTGTGTTTTAAGTTCAGCAACTGTTTGTGAATAGGTTTTATTTACTACAGGATATGTAAAAACATTATTTTCTGCATCCCATTCTATAGCACCTAATTCTTGAGAAGGATTTATAGAAGGGGTAATCACATCATAAAATCCCATAGCTTCTAAATCACTATCACTTGAATATTGTAAACCTATAGCACCTCCATAAGATTTTAAATTGCTATAAACTTTTATATCGTTTCCTACTTTTATTGCTTTCATATCATTATGGTGTTGGATCACTTGTATAAGTTAAAATTGAGTAATTAAAAATTGCATTTGCTGAATCATCTATACATTCTACCATTAAAGCATTTGTTGTGCTTCCATCGTAATCTTTAGCACCTAATTTATTAAAGGTTTCACTTGTTCCTGCATCTGAATCTAAAGTCAAAGTATATGCACCTGTTAGGTTGTGTATAGTAATAACTTGACCAAGTTTGTAATTTGTAAAATCAAATTCTTTTGCACCTGTACAAGCTGATTGCATTTTAAAAACAGTTGCAGTAGACCAATCAACACTTGTTGCACCACTTGTTGCTGTAATTGTTGCTGTGCCTGTATATCTTGGTTCTAATTTAGCGTGTGTAACTCCATCATCTAAAAGAGATATTGTTACTGCTCCTGTTGCTGAATCTCTTGCTATTGGTGCTGTTGCTGTTATACTACCTACATCTCCTGCATCATCAGAATATAATTCTGTAAAGTTGTCGTTACAAATATCAAAGGCATCTCGTAGCGTTGAGCCTGTACCATCATTTGCAGTAGTTCCTATATTAATTGTTTGTTTAGCCATTTTTTTATATTATGTTATTTGTGTTGCATCTGCTGTAAATAATGTTGTATCTGCTTTGTATAATGTTGTATCCGCTGTAAAAGCAGGTACTAAAGTCCAACAACTTGGAGCAGAAAAATCAGGTATAAATTCAGTTGTATATGCTTCATCCGCTCCCCAAGCAGAATTAGTTTCCATATTACAATAAACTTTGCCCCAATTTATATTATTAGCCATGTATATATAATTACTTTTTTACTTTTTTGTTATACATCCTTTTTAAATAGTTTTTTAACTTAACTATATTATGTTGTTTTGGTTTATAAGTCCTTTTAATCATAAAACCCAACCAGAAAAATTAGCATCCTTATCCGGATATACGTTATCGTTATTATTAGTGTAGTATTCAGCATATCTCTCTGCTGCATAAAAACTAAAATGTTCTATCATTCTATCAGTATAGTATTGTGCTGTTGTACGTTCTTTTTCTATTAAAAAATCTACTTCTGTTTTAGATACGTTTTCAGCGTTTTCACTACTATGCTTATAAACACCTTTATTAGATACCGTGTAAGCAGCAAATGGTAAATACTCAACCATTGCCCAATGTACTAAACAAGGCTTTATATGGTTTTCTACTAATGTTGCATAATGTCCTGTTAAATTACCAGCTATGATATCTGTACTTATTTTATCATATAGCTTTGTACCTATATAATTTTGTATATGTATATTTTGTGCAATCTTAACATATTGTATAAACTTATCAGTATCTACACCTCCTGATACATTAGTGTATTTTACAATATCTTTACGAGTAACAAATAATGCTTCAGCCATAACTATCGTGGTGTTGTAAAGTTTTTAGGTTTTATAAACCCTCTATTTTTCATATCTCTTGGTCTTTTTGCAACTTTAGCATCATTAGTTTCAGGTTTAAAACCTTCTTTCTTTGCTTCATTTACACTTATTTCTGCATTTGGGTTAGTAGCATCTGGTTTTACACCTTTAGCCATATACGTTTTTCGCATCCAAAAATGCCTACACGATCCACCGCCTTTGTAGAGCCAAATATCGTAAGTTGCAGCACCACCTTTACCCCAACCAGCATTAACAGGTTGTTTACTCATTTGCATTATATCTTCTTTACGGTATATCTTTTTAGCTGATACCATTTTTCTACAAAACTCCCTGCTGTTAGCAGAAACTGTTAATGGTGCATATTGATAACGTACTTTAAACTTCATATTATCTGCTTCACCATCTTGTTCGCTTTTTGCATTTGATCTTGCACTACCTGTAGATGCTAAACCTACCATTTTATCTAATGCTTCTTCTTGGTCATAGTCTACTTTGCGTTCATCTACTAAATCCCAATTTTCTAAATCTTCATCTTCACCAAACTCATCAAGCAAATCAAATACTTTATCATCTGTTTCAGCACTTAAATTACTTTGCTTATGCTGCTCGCAAGGCATATACCATATCTTACCTTCGTATTCGTGTTCGTGATGACCTTCACAACCAATGTTTTTAGCAGCTTCTATTGCCATTTCTTTTGTTGCATATGCTAACCTATCATCTATAATAGCAAAGTCTTTATCTACTACTTGGCTTTTTAAAGTAAATTCTCTTTTTACACCTGTTTCTTCTTCACGTACTTCATCTGTTACTGCATTATCTGTTTCTATAAATGCTAACGGTTGAAGTGTTTTAAAATATAGTTTTAAACTAATACCATTAACAGCTAATATATCATCTATACATTCGCATATAAGTTCTTGATAAGGTTTTATAGTAATATTGTCAAAAAGTAGCGCAGCGGTTTTTATTTCGTCTGCATTTGATCCTAAACCATTGTTTTCGGTACGTATACCCAATAATAAAGGTGAAGTCACCCTATGCGAAACTATTAACTTATTACTACATTCATTTGATAAATATTCATAATGTTGAGGTGCATCGTTTAATGGTATGTCATCAACTGTTGTTTTGCTTTCTGCATTGTTGTTAAATGCAATTACTACTTTTTCACCTCTTGCGCCTGTAAGTTTTGACATTACATCATTCTTAACTTGCATCTGTTTCTCGCGATCAGGGACGCCATTATTAAAGTTTACTACTTTAGTCCCGCTAAAGCCATGTTGAACATCATTAATTAAATAATCAGAGATCTCGCTTTCAAGCTCAGCATAAGATAAGCCTCCTTGGTAATCTACAGGGCAGTAGTAATCGTAGCCGCTAACATATTTTTTTATTATTTTAATTTCTGGCTCTTTTCCGTTGCCAAAACCAAATGCTGCTATACGTTCTGGTTTGTCTTTTGGCTTTATTTTTGTCCAGTCTGGCGCATAATAGTACCCTTCTATCTCACCATCTTCATTCATTTTTTCAGCACGTAATGTTTGACGCGGAAAATGCTCGGCTTTAAATACTTTATTATCTTTGTAAAGTACTTGAAAAGAACCCTCACCTAATAGTTTTAAATCTAGTACAACCTTTTTTAAACATACATTGCTTATAATAGATCGCATTGCAGCATACTCGTTTGTTTTGGTGTTGCTATCTAAAGCATCTAACCCTTTACCGTATATCATATTACTAACTCCGTTAATAATTGCGTTATTAGTAGTTGAATCTGTATAAAGTTTAATTAAGTAAGAATAATAATCATTATCTTCTCCATAATTGACCCATTCTTTTTGCTTATCTTCGCTTATTTTAGGGCGGTTGTAAGAAGCTAATTTTACTATATGTAAGTTATCCATTATATTGTGATAAATTCGTTTGTAGTGGCATTAGAAGTATACTCACCGTTGTTTATTGTGTAAGCTGGTAAATCTGTTTGGTTTGTACAGTATATTTTATCTAAAAATACAACTGAACTACCTGAAAGTATTTTAAGTGTGTAATAAATATCTTGTTTTACAGGAAACACAGCATTGTACCTATTGAAGTATAAGTTTTGTGATATACTTGTTGTTGCTTGACT